CGTGACCCGCGATCAGTTGGATGCCGTTTTTCAGGGGGGCGTAGAGGGCACGCTGGAGGGGTGGCGGGATGGCGGTTCCCGCCGTGTGGCCATCTACCGCCCGGAGGGCTGGGAGCTGCCATATACCGGCATTATTCGAGAGCTGACCGTCAAACTGTTGTGTTCAGATCCCAAATTCTACGACCCGGAAGAGGAACTGTCCACTATGGCGTCTTGGCGTTCTATGCTGCGTTTCCCGCTGGTATTTCACAGTCCGTTTGCCATTTCGGAACATGTGGCCAATTTACTGGCCACGATTGAGAATCCTAGCTCCACAGCTCAGGCGCTGCGCATTGTTTTTGCCGCTACCGGCGAGGTAACAAACCCGTTTTTGACCGACGTAAAGCGGCAGGAAACATTGCAAATCGGGACAACCGCCAAGCCGTTCGTTCTCCACAACGGCGAAGTCGTTACCGTTACCACTTCACTGTCCAATATGCACATTATGCTTGCAAGCCGAGGTGTGCAAACAGAGATCACAAACAAAGCGGTGTGGCCGGTCGCATGGCTGAAATTGCACCCGGGCGAGAACCTGTTCCGATATGGCGCCGCGTCCGGAGAACAGTCCCTGCAGGTGCAGATTTGGCACCGGCAAAGCTATGGAGGTGCATAACCGTGGAAACTCCCATTCTGTCGTTTTTCTCCAATGAATTGGTTCATTGCTTCGATCTGGGCGAATACAAGAGCCTGCGGTGGCGGCCTATGTACGATAAAATTGGAGAATTTGAGCTGCATACCAGCCCCAGCCTGTTCGCAAAAGTCAAGTGCGGACAACTGATTTTAAGACCGGACAGGCCAAAAGAAACCGTTAAGGTGGAAGGGATCGACATTGAAAGCGGAAATCTTATCATAACCGGGCGTTTTCTGACCTGCATTATGGAGGATGCCGGAATCCGCAACATCTATAATTTTGACTGTCCGATTGAGGAAGCCATGCGGACGTTGGTAAAGGAGCAATACGGCCGCGTAACACGCGCTTTGCCGGTAAAACTCGCCGCAGCCGGGGGCTTTACCCCGACGATTCAGTGTCAAGTAAGTCTGAAAAACCTTTTTACCGTTCTTGCTGCCATGGCCAAAGCGGGTGGCCTGGGGTTCCGGGTCTACGCCGATCCGGCCGTGCAGGCGCTGTTCTTCGAGGTCTACGAGGGTGTAGACCGGACAGAAGGACAGGAAGAAAACGCCCGTGTTACCTTCTCCAATGCCTATTTCAACATTGACGATCCCAAATATCAGGAGAACGAAGCCAATTACAAGAATTATGCGATTGTCTGCGGCGCCGGTGAGGGGCTGGACAGGACTATCGTAGAGGTTGACCGGACGAGCGGCGAAGACCGCCGGGAACTGCTGGTAGATGCCCGCGATCTGTCCCAAGGGGAACAGACAGAGGACGAATACAAGGCCATACTTACGCAGCGGGGACACGACAAGCTGGATGAACATAACAGAATCCAAAGTTTTGAGGCGGGCATAAAGTCAAGCAGCCAATTCCGCTATACCGAGGACTGGAACCTTGGGGACATTGTGACCGGCAGACAAACGGAGTGGGGCGTGTCCATGGACCAGCGTGTCACGGAAGTGGAAGAAATTTATGAAAATGATACCATGACCGTGGTTCCTACTCTGGGAACCCCTGCCCCGGAAACCTACAATTTGGAGGATAACATAGCATGAACAAGGAAATGGAAAAGAGCAGCGAAAACGGCATGTTCTTGGACGGCCGGGATTATACCGCGTCTGAACTTTACAAAACGATTGCGCTGCTTGTTGGCAACGGCGTTTATTCCAATGAGCTGACGCCGACGGCAACCAACGAAAATATGACAATCACCCACGGTACAGGTCATGCATGGATCAACGGTGTTGTTTATATGAATTCTACTCCGTTCGTGCTGGATATTGCGACCGCTGACGGCAGCCTGAACCGGTACGACAGCCTTATGCTGCGGCTGAACCTTTCTATAAACGAAGTTTACGCCATTATCGTGCAAGGCGCCTATGCCACCACCCCGCAGCCGCCCGCCTGCACGCGAAACGCCGAAACCTTTGATCTGAAGATTTGCGATATTTACGTCCCCGCTGGCTGCACGAAGATTACGCAGGACCAAATAACGGACACCCGGCTGGATTCGTCCGTTTGCGGCGTGCCCGTTTTTCCAGTGGAACATTTGGACATGACAAGTTTTTACCGGCAGATTTCTGCCGACCTGTTGAAATTCCGGGAAGACGAGGAGGCGGGGTTCGCCGCGTGGGTGGCGGAACAGGAAGACACCAACATGGCCACCATGACCGACTTGGTGGAAGCTGTACGCGATACCAGCGACGAAAGCCGCGCCGAAATTCTGGCCCTTTTGCAGCAGCTGAATACTCTGGTAGACAGCGACACAGTTGGGACACTTATTGCCCAGATAAACAACGCCGTTAAAAAATCCGGCGATACCATGACCGGCGATCTGAACATGGGCGGTCATGCGATCATTGGCGCAGAGCTGACGCAAATTGTTCAGGCCACGCTTACCGCCGCCGGCTGGTCGGCCAGCGCCCCCTATACCCAAACCGTTGCCGTGGCGGGGGTAACGGCCGGAAAGCCACCGTATATCACGCCGATATATTCCGGGGTGGTGGATGCGGATATTGCCCTGCGGGAAGCTTGCGCGGCCGTGAGCTATGCGAAGCCGGGGGCCGGAACCGTCACGTTTGTTTGCCTTGAAAACAAGCCGGAAACGAACATTCCGGTTCAGGTGGAGGTGAAGCGATAATGGCTGACGTATTCGCATACTTAGAGGGATTCGGTGCCAGCGGTGGCAGTCCCAACAAATCGACAATAATTGTGACCGCCCCTACAGGCTCCACTGTAACCTGCAAGATGGGATCTACCACGAAGACGGCCACTGAGAAAAATGGTGTCTGGACATTCGGCGGGCTTGACCTGGGTACGTGGACGATTACATCCACGAAGGGCGGAGACAGCGCAACTCAGGATGTTGCCATTACCCGTCTGACCGTAGAGTACGTCACAATCGTATATCGAATTACCCCTGAATTTACCTACACTGGAGATTATGAGGTTGTCGATGACAGCGATAATCCCATTTCGGATTTCGCAAGTTGGAAGAACAACTGGAAGATTAGATTTTTAACCTCTGGTACATTCACAGTTACCAAGTTAAATGGTTGGGATGGCCGATTAGACGTCTTCCTCGTTGGTGGAGGGGGAGATGGCGGCAGAGGTCAAAACAACTCAGATACAGGCGGATATTGGTCAGGTGCAGGTGGCGGGAGTGGATTTACTACAACTGAATCGGTTATTATTAAAGCTGGTGTAGATTATAGCATATCCGTTCCCTCCGCTGGTGGAGATGCACAAGCTTTTGGTAAAACTGCGCTTCATGGAAACAATGGCACGAGTGACGGTGGTGGTAATGGCGGATCGGGTGGCGGAAAAGCCGGGATGGGCGGCGGCAGTACAGGCGGTAAAGGTGGTGTAGATGGGAGCGATGGCGAAGGACCTGGTGGCACTGGCCAAGGCACCACCACACGAGAATTTGGTGAATCTGTTGGAAAATTATATGCCACAGGCGGAGATGGTGCAAGCGGTTATACTAAAGCCCCGGCAAATCAAGTTTCCAATAGCGGAAATGGTGGTGGCGGTGGTGGTTTTAACCAAAATGGTAGTGCTGGCAGCTCAGGTATCGTCATCATCCGTAATGCAAGGAGGGCTGCGTAATGGCAAAGACAATGGCACTTATTGAAAACGGCGCAGTTACCAATGTTCTGTGGTGCCCCGATTCCGAGCCTGAAACTGAATCCCTAATCAACCCCGCAGACCGTCCAGTAAGAATCGGCGATACCTACAATGGTGGAAAGTTCTATCGGGGCGGGGTGGAAATCCTCACCCCACTGGAAGAAGCACAGAAGAAAAATATCGAATACGAATCTGCCCTGGCTGAAATTGAAACCGCTCTGGGGGTGAATAATGCATGACCATCGAAGAACGAAAGCAGCGAATCCTTACGAAAATCGCGGAAATGAAGGCCGAGGGCACGGACATGAAGAATGCCCTGACCATTTTGGAGGTGAAGCCGGATGAAGAAGTGGAGTAACGGCGCCAAAAAGCGGCTGGTGGAAATCCGCGCCGCCGAGGACGGGGAGCAGGATATGCGTGCCATTGCCGCAAGTATCGCCAAGCTGCCTCCCGGTCAGCTTAAGAAAATCCTTTCCAAGGACATTATCGCCATTCTGGCGAAGTATGGGGTGGTAATCGGATGACGACCAAGCAAAAGCAATGCTTGCTGCTGTACCTTGGGTACTATGCGGGGGAAATCGACGGAATTTGGGGCAATAACTCCCGCTGCGCCACCGAGGCATTCCAGCGGAATTACGGGCTTACCGTGGATGGGATATTCGGCATCGGGACGGAGGCACGTATCCGGGAGGTCGTTGCTTCCGGAGAGCCACCCCAACAGCCCCAAGGCACCCCAGAGACGGAGGGCGGCGCAGACTGGTGGAAGAATATCCGGTATTTCAAGCGCGCCGAATTTCGCTGCCCCTGCGGCCGCTGCGGCGGATTCCCGGTGGAGCCGCAGGAATCCATTGCGCGTACCGTGGACGAAATCCGCTACAGGCTGGGCATCCCGATTTCCATTGTGGACGGCGGTGGTTCCGGCGTGCGGTGCGCGGCGCACAACGCGGAGGTTGGTGGTGTTGCCAACTCCCAGCATTTGTATGGGCTGGCGGCCGACCTGCACAGCGCAGCAAGTCCGGCGCAGATGAAAGCCGTGGCAGAAGATGTCATGGGGCGCACCGGTGGTATCGGGCTTTACGACTGGGGGATTCACGTGGACACCCGCCCCGGATATGCCCGGTGGAACGGCTGAGAAGGGAGTATGCCAATGGACTTGGAACATGAGCAGAGACTGACCGCCGTGGAGGAACGGTCGAAATCCAACAGTCACAGGCTGGATAAGGTGGAGGCGTCCACCGCAGCGATAAACCGGCTTGCGACCTCCATGGAGGTTCTGGCCAACAAGCAGGAACAGGTCGCGGATACCGTGGACAGGCTGGACGGCAAGGTCACGGCGTTGGAAGGAAAACCCGGAAAACGCTGGGACAATCTTGTGGAAAAGCTGATTTGGGCAGTCGTGGCCGCAGTTGCAGGCTTTTTCCTGGCTCAAATCGGGCTGGGTTGAGCGATGTATTTTGTATCTTGGGGGTACACCATGAATGAAAAAGATTTTTTAAACCTGTGCAAAAAGGCCGTCGCTGAATACTCCAATGAGCATTTGGACAAAAGCGACGGCAAGAAGATCACCGAGGACGATGTTTTTATCGTCTGGATGTGCAAGACCTTGCAGAATAGCAAGGCGCTTGCGAGTACCACCCTCTTTGACGGTATGTACTACGAACTTACCTTCAACGGGGACAAGAAGGAACTCTATTTCGACGCCTACAAAAAGTGGGAAAATAAGGCCATTTCTATTGGCTGAGTAATTCAAGGAGGAACATACAATGTTTGAATATTTCATTTATCACTACGGAACGCAGATCATTGCGGCCATTCTGTGCGCGATCTTCGGCTGCCTGGGCTATGCCATCAAGCAGCTGGCCGTGAAGTACATCAACGACGACACCAAGCGCGCGATCGCCCGTGTGGCGGTGCAGTTCGTGGAGCAGGTGTGGAATACCCTTCACGGTGCGGACAAGCTGGCCAAGGCACTGGAAACCGCTGAGGCTCTGCTGAAAAAGAAAGGCATTGATTTTGACGCTGAGGAAATGCAGATTCTGATTGAGGCGGCTGTAGCGGAATTTAATGAGGCATTTAAGAAGCCCCTGACCGCGGAATCCACCCCCCCCCCCCCCCCGGGCGGGGGGGAGGGAAGACACAAGAACAAAA